AGTTTCATTGCCTCTTCTCCGTTTACGATATTTATCACTCCACAGGAATATACCGTTCAAAAATAAGGGAAACTTTGTTTTTCTGTTTGTCCAGGTGGCAAGAAACAGATCTAAGTCTTGATCAGGCACCTCTTCTGAAGAGGTTCTGAGCTTCACCAAACTCACGAATGTTTGGGTCTTCGATATCAGTTACCTGATCAACGTTTTGCTTAAAAGACCGTTTGAGGTACCGCAAGATGCGTTGATAGTTATGTTTCATCACTGAAGTCAGGTTTGGATCTCTTAAAGAGCTCTCAACCGCTTTAACAATCAAAAGATGATCGTAAGAACCAGGCGACACAACTTCTTCGGTTAAGATCTCTTTGAGTTTCATACGTTTTCTCCGGTTGGGATATTTATCGCAAATAGTTCGAGCATCGCAAAAACTTCAACGTCGAGTTTCATTGCCTCTTCTCCGTTTACGATATTTATCCAACCTTCGAAGATCGATGGTATATTGCCCCAACAAAAAAGCCACCCGAAGGTGGCTTTTCTTGTTTCTTCAACTACTGGATTGTCAAGTCTGACAACCACCAAATTGCTTACGCAAATTGGAAGTTCTGGACATTAATTTTTCCATAATAGTCTGCGCTGTTACCCAACGACGTCTGCGACTGCGTGAACGCTGTCTTTCCGTAACGAGTCATCATGGAGACGACTGGCTGGAATGTGACAGGGTTGATCACAACACCCGAGCTCATTAGTGGGATATATGGGCAGTAGAAGTAGCCGGTATCTGTTTCACCGTTGCCACCTTTGTAACCGACTAGAATTACGTCGTCAACTGCTCCAGCTAGACCAGACACTTGGTTCCACAGGTAGCTGTAAACCTTGATCGTGCCGTTAAGTGTACCAACCAACATTGTGTTGTTTGGACCCTTGAACGAACCAGCAACAGCAGGTGCGAACACCGACTTGCTTGCGCTCTGTAGGAGCGATACGATCATTGGTGATACGACTACGAAGTTACCAGGACCGCGACGTGTCTTACGAGCGATTTCGTTTGCCACTGCATTAACGATAATGCCGAGGTTTGCGAAACGATCGCCAAGATACGCTGGCTGGTATTGTGGGCCGAGGCCGATTGTTGCATAATCGAATGCTGCAACTGTTCCAGCAAGTGCCAACAGATCAGACAGGATTTCTGAGTCGATTTCCTGAACGATTTCTGCTGAAACAACTTGTGTCAGTTCGCTTTCAAGATCTAGACCATGTTGTGCCTTAAGATCTTGCATTGCTTCGATTGTCCAACCTGCTTGTAGTTTACGTGTTCCAGCTTCAACAGCTTGTGATACGACTTCAAGCTTGACCACACGACCACCCGATCCTTCAATGAAGGAACCTGAACCACCGTATAGACGACCGGCGTATGACTTGCCGATTGCGTCTGGTCCGTATGGGCCAAAGAGGGATGTGTCATATGATGGTAGGCTTGATGGCCATGAACCACGTGATGCATTTCCTTGGATATCAGCTTCGTCTGCGGCTGCGTTAGCAATACCGCTAGCGCCGGCTGGCTGTGCTGCACCACCGTCACCAACTGCTGCACCAGCTGCGCCAGAATAGAACTGACGTAGTACTGGGTTGTTACCAAACATTTCATCGCCTGCGCTGACGTTGCCGAAGTTACCTGCTGGGTTTGCACCCCATGGGTTACCCGGTGTGCCTGCTCCAGGGACGTTGACGCCTTCACCATAACGATAACGCATCGTGTAGACCAGACCAACTGGACCTTGCATTGGCTGAACGCCAACGATTTCGGTTGCAATCGTGCCTGGGATAATACGACGAATCATCGGAATCAGGATTTTGCGGAAGCCAGCGATATCGTGGGCTGCCACTGCACCTGCGGCAGCTGTTTCTGCCAAGATGTGAGCCTTTTGGTTTTCCAAACACTTACCAACGATCTCTTTCTTGTTACCTGCGAGACCGTCGAGGAGTGCTTCTTTTACCTCAGACCAGTTTTCAAATAGTTCCATTTGTATTTCTCCTTAGTAGGGCTAAAGTGTTACTTAAACAAGACCAGCAAGACGCTGAAGTCTTGTCTTTTCTTCGACGGAAATTGAAGACTTCACTCCAGATTCCTTGTTAAGCTCTGCAGCTTCTTCAAGAGTTTCTGTTGTGTCGCCTGTTACTGCTTTACCACCTTTCAATGGCTTTGCATCTTCCTTCTTCTCACCTTCAGCCAGTACTTTAGTTTCCTTCTCCGAGGTAGAGGTATTTTTTGTATCTTTTTCTTGTGATGTTTCTTTTACCACGCGACCAATATAGGTCTTGTATGCTTCTTCAAGAAGTGGAGTGTCCACATTCTTTAGAATTGCTTCCATTACCTCTTTCGTACGACCTGAGACAGGTGCTAGGACTTGTCGGATTTTATCCGCACGTTCGATCTTAGCAATCTTCTTCTCTGCGTCTTCAAGAGATGTAAGTGCGTCTTCGAGGCGCTGTTCAGCTTCTGTAAGCTTAGCTTCCACAGAGTCTTCACCTGTGTAATGCTTACGGAATTCTGCAACAAATGCTTCAAACACTCTCTTACCAAATTCATTCTTCTTGACTTTGTTAACGTCTTCACGAAGTTCGTCGACTTCTGCTGTCAAGCGGATTTCGAGGAATTTGTCAAGTTTCTCAATCAAGATTTCCACATCTTTCTTAAGCGTGTCTGCCATCTCACCCTTCGATTCGACGAGTTTGTCAGCATATTCAGCTTCGAGGTCGCGGAAACGCTCGATATCATCTTTCAGTTCTTTTAGCTCTTCTGTGAGAACTTCTGACACTTTCTCATCGAGGGCTTCAATCAGAGTTTCGCGCTCTGTGATCCATTGTTCGTTGAGTTCAGCGGTCACTCCAGCAGCAGCTTCTTCACGAGCTTTCTCTTCAGCACCTTCGAGGTGTTTCTTGAAAGCTGCTTCGAGCTCTTGCTTTGTTTCCTCTGTCAGTACTTCTGCAGCAAGCAGTTTCTTAAGCAGTTCTTCCATCACTAGTTCTCCTTAACAAGTTGGTTTCTTGCATGATTTATTTATCACGCTTAGTCTGTTATACGGGGACGCACGGTCTTTACTGTGCTATTTCCCTCTGGTTTTCAAGTGGTTAGTCTTCCCTGTTGCTTTCCAAAAACGTCTTAGTTTTTTGTGAAAAGCCCGTTAGAAAGCCACTTTAGAATCTCTTTCTTCAGGTATTTCTGAGCAGCTGGATCGTTACGAACATCCTCAGCAAGTGAGACAATGTTGTGACCATTCTTTGCAAGCTCAAGTGATTCATAGATCGAACCAGGATATGCACCAGGTGCGGACGGTTGAGCAACGATGTCGACTGTGACGAATTGAAAACCACTTACGTCACCACCTTCATTTACGTTACCAGCGCCACGGCTTGATACACCAACTTTAACGTTGCTGTTAATCAATTCACGTGCGATGTTGCCCATAGGTGTGTTCAACAGACGTGCTTTTCCGTATGCGTCGTTACCTTGCATGTGGAGTTCTGTGATCACGTGGGAAACACGATCGAGGTTGATTTGCAGAGACTGAGGATGATCAAGTTCACCCATGATACCATTCTGTTCAGTCATACGTTGCTTAGCACCATCAACTGCAGTTGAGATTTCAGTTACAGGATAAACACGACCGTTCCTGTTCTTGATTCCCGCCTGCATGAAGATACCGGACAACCATAGCGACTTACCGTCTGGCGATGCTTCTTGTAGCAGGCCACACTCAGAAGGCTTCAGTTCTTCGATTAGAAGGATTGGACTTTTGATAGACATAGTAAATTCTCCTTACTTGTCTTCGTCTTTGTCGTCGTCTTCTTTCTTATCGTCCTTATCGTCGTCGTCTTTGTCTTCTTTCTTGTCGTCGTCTTTGTCACCTTTCTTTTTCAGGAAAGCTGGCTTTTTGTCGTCCTTGTCATCGTCCTTATCGTCATCTTCGTCGGCATCATGTTCTTCACCGAGTAGGATCGATTGGGTCTTTAGACGTAGGTACTTGCTGAACTCAGACTTAGCGTCAGAAGATTGCTCGTTCGCAATTGCAACAACAACTGCTTCGAGGTGTTTTTTCATTTCTGGTGTCATCGTATGTGCTCCTCTTTTTCAGAAATTAGTAAGGGCCTTGTAGAAACCCTTGATTTATTTATTGAAACGCGTATATTTCGTATTAGAATCAATTACGCGGGAGGAATTTGTCCTGGTAAACCAGCGGTTTCGGGACCTGCAGGCGTTCCAGTTTCTCCGCCAACGTCGGCACCCAATCCGAGATCACCGCCTATTTCTCCACCCATTCCGAGATCGGGTCCCATTGTTCCAGCGACCATTCCGCCGCCACCGCCCATTCCGAGATCTCCGCCTGCTTCAGGCGGAGGTCCATAAATCTCACGCATGTTTTCAGGTGTAAGGTTGTCTGGATCCATGCCCAATTCTTCAGCCTTGTCGCGTTCGTTCTCGAGTATTTCTTTCTCAGTAAGCTGACCAAAGCGCTTAAATGCAAAGCGTGGTGACATACTTGGAATAGTGATTGCTGATGACAATGTGTTGAGCAATTCAGAGTCAAGCTGTTGTTGACGCCAAATACCAAAGTTCTCTGGTTCTGGCAAGGCCAACCTAAAAATTGTAGGATCAACGTTGATCCCAGCAGCTCTCAAATAACGTTTGAATTCTTTGTCGAGAACCTTTGCAATATAACCTTGTAGACGTTTGATGTACATTGCGAAGCGAAGCTCCTGAATGTAAGCAACGCCCGACTTACCATCATTGACAAGTGCGTTCTCTTGACCTTCACGCATGTATGATAGAGGAATACGAAGACCACGAAACACCTTCCACTGGAAGTATTCCAAGTCAGCAAGTTCTCCAAGACCTTGACCGCCTGGCAATGTTTCAACTTTGGATCCGCGACCTTCAGGACGTTGTGCAAAGAAGAAATCTTCACTCATCTGTTGTGGGTTATATACGCTGTCAACTTGTTCAACACCACCACCGTACGTTGGAATCTTCTTTTGACGAATTTCATTTTTGATCTGTTCGAGATATGTCTTCACACGTTGTGGTGGCATCTTTCCAACGTCAATGTAAAACACGCGGCGCTCTGGAGCACGTTGAATACGATAGATGATGATGGCGTCCTCAAGCAGTTCCTTTTGCTTCTGTGCTCGGTATACAGCTCGCAGAACCGATTCACCAAATGGAGCTGATTCACCAATGTCATCATTCAATGAAAACCAAACGATTTCATCTGATGGAATCGTATCAACCATTTCTTGTGAGAAGGTGCCGAAGTGACCAACGGGAGCGTTGTAAGGAGAGTTCGGTGTCTTTGTTTCTTTGCGAACTTGCCATCCCAAAACTTTTGTCATGTCGCGTTCATCAACAATCGCAGCAACAATGTTCTTCGGATGGAGATATTCCCACTTTGATGTATCTGATTTGCGATGGAAGAAACAGTCACCATATTTAATAGTGACACGACCGACTCTGAATAGACGAGTATTCCAATCGTGCAATGTACTCCAATAACGAAGTGACGCACGAAGGGTTGCCATTGTTGAGCTTGGGATCTTGTCTTCCTTTTCACCCTCAATAACAAGTTCAATTGGCATGTCATCATTCGGGTCGGACCCGATCATTTCTTCTCCAATTGTGTCTAGGGCACGGGCAACTTCAACGTCATTGTCCATCAAATCGTATTCACGATAACGGGTAATGCGGGAGGCAGAACCTTGAATGAGACGTTGATACCAAGTGTAGTTTGCGTAGGTACCTTGATCGCCGATGTTCTGGCTGTCGGTCATTGTAGTTACGCCTGGTTTTGGGGTAACTACTTTAAAATAATCTGCAAATTTAGCCATTTAGGATATCCTGATATGAGTTTGACGCAGCAAAGACTATTTATGAATCCAAATTGTGGGGGGTGCATTCATCCCACAAAAGTGTGTTTAGGCTAATCGACCATACCCTTCTGCGTAGGGGTTACCAGTACGTAGTCTTGAACGTAGTGTATTTTCTTTCTTCTCATCTTCAGACATCGTCATGGCAAACAATTGTTTTTGAGCAAGTTCGATCTGCATTTCTGAATTTTCAGAAAGCTTTTTCAAAAAGGCTGAACTTTCGTCCATTTTGGTAAGCTGTCTTTCGATCCCTGTTGCTGTGGTTAGAGTTGCGGTGTGTGCTTCTTCTTGTCCTTTAGCGGTAATGGGAGTAGGAGCTCTTCCTTTACCTGAAACAGGAGCATTCATCATCTGTGCAACCTTTGAATCATCCTCACCAACTCGTGAAATCCATTCGGATATTGCCATACCGAACAATTTCTCCGAGCCCATGTCCAGCGCCGTACCTATACCATACCCCACCGCACCAGCGGCCAGTGCACCACCAGTCCACAGAGCGGCTGTTCCTAGCATTGCTGCTCCCCCTGCGACTGCTGGTGCAGCACCGGCTGCCGTTTGTGCCGTGAGTCTCGCGGCTTGCAGTGACTTTATGCCACCCAAAAGATTTGCACCACCCCCAACAAGATCCAATGCCGTTCCAATAGCACCTGCTCCCATTTGAGCCACTGGATTTTTTGTGATAGCGGCTATTATATCTTGAATCTTCGGTAACCACTCTTTAATAACGTCGTACTGCATGCCAAGAGTCTTTTGCGCGTCTTCAGTCGCAGCAACAGGTTTAGCCAGCGTTGTGTTCAGGTCGACTAACATCGGTCGGATATCTAACTTGGTAGCAAGAGCGTCGACCATAAATTCATAGCCAGTTGGACCAACAGCGGACGTTTCAATAGTATTCGATAACTTGGAAAGATATTTTTGTAGTTCTTGCTTCTCGTCTTCCGTCGCTCGTCTACCTTTCCTCATAATTTCAGCGGCTCGAGCACCCCCTGAGATTCCCATGGCGCCGCCCATCGCTTGCATTTTTGCGGCGTCTTTAAATCTTTCAAGAGGTCCCTTTCCAGCCAATTTATTAAGTTGCTTCGCCGCCGCTTTCGCTTGTTCTGTTGTCATGCCCATGGCAACGTTTTCTGCAAGACGCCTCGCAGTCCCTGCAACAATTGCGCGTCGCTCATCTTCTGAAGAATGAGCACGAAGGTTAGCTATTGTTGATTCATCATCCATGATTTCACTAAACGCACCCATCAGTTCAGCTGGTACTAGGCCCGTTGTCTTTTTGAGCTTTACAAAGCTATCACTAAGAAGGCCAACGTCACCAATCATTGGTTTGATACCTGCTCGAGTGAGCAGAGTCATTTGTTCTGCCGTAAACCGTGTTGTTTCAGCGGAGGTTCCAATTTCCTTACGATATTGTTTGTGGCCTTCTTCCAACATCGCATCAGCTTTTTCTAAACCACCTGCTGCAAGAATAGAGCGACGGTGTTGAGCGATCAATTTAGAATATTCTAGAGGATCAAGGCCAAACTTAAAGCCTGTCTTCATGGCTCTTTCCATGCCTATGTTGACACTAGTTGCTATTCCATGTGTTATTGCATTGTAGGTACCCATCGTACCTTTCACAAGCATACCAGTCGAAAACATTCGAGCTATGCCAGACTGTAGAGACTTGCCTATCTTTCCAAGGGGAACCTTCCAAGACCACGCCCTAAGCTGTGCTTCTTGTTCTTGTATTATTTTAGAAAAACCACCAATTTGGTCAGTATGGTTGTTAATTGCTGCCATCTGCGCATCTCGTTCCGCCGTTTCCC